AGGAAAGGAGATGGATAAGGATAGAGCAAGTCAGAGTCTTTGGAGAAATTTAACCTTTTTTACAATCCAATCAAATGAAACGCGGAATAAGAGCACAAGCGGACACTGGCGCAGTTGCGTGGTCTGACCTTGCCGGTAAACTCGGCGTTTCCCGCCAAACGATTTACAACTGGAGAAAGCTACCTGACGCTCCTACCGAACCAGACGTTGATGCGTGGGTAAGTTGGGCCGCTGCGAACAAGCCGGACTCAACGCATGGCGATTTGAACGAGGTTAAACGGCTCGTTGAGCTTGAAAAGTTGCGGAAGCTTAAACGACACAACGAAGTTGAGGAGGGCGCGATTGCATCGGTTCCAGACGTTGCTGCTTTTCTGCAAAAGATGGCAGCGACATACGACGCTCTGCTCACGCAGAAGATCGACGTTGAACTCCCGCCGTTGGTTATCGGCCTACCTATTGCCGACGTGCGAAAGGCGTGCGAAAGGCTTCACGACGAAATCAGGGAAATCACGAATCGAGGATTGCAAAACTGGACTAACGACAAAAGCTCGTCGTAATGAATGACGAGATGTTGTCGGACGCTGAAGCGAAGAGGAGAAAGAAAAACGCCGCGCAGCTTGCCTACTATCACAAGCACAAGGCGAAGATTGCCGCCTATCAAAAACAGCGCCGAGAGAGCGACCCGAGCCTCAAGGTAAAGCATAGAGAATACTGCAAGGCTTACAATCTGAGGAATCCCGATAAGCGAAAAGAAAGCGTCAAAAGATACTACGACGCGAACCGCGCAAAGTGCTGCAAGGCCAGCGTCAACTCGGTCAAGAAAGCCCGAAAGATAAATGGCGATTCAATGCGCGCAAAGCAGCGGGATTACTGGCGCAGCAATCCCGAGAAATGGCAGGCGTATTTCAGGGACCGCGCGAAGTCACTGAGACAGACCAAGCGCGGCAAGATCGAGTCGAAGATTAGGGGGCGCATTTGGGCGCTCATAAAATCAAAGTCGCTGACTACGAAGAGAACCTACGTTGATTCTGGAGAGATACTAAAATGGTTTGAGTGGCTGCGCGAAAAAAAGATAGCGGACTGGACCGAGGCCGGTATTGACGTCGATCATGTTCTGCCGATTTCAGCGTTTAATCTAAACGACGAAACCGTGATGAAGCACATCAACAAGTGGTGGAATCTTTTTCCGATGTCGGCATTTGAGAATAGGAGCAAGGGGGCGAAAATTTGCTCTGAAACATTTAAGAAAGTTCGTCGCCTTGCGTTTGAATACATCTATGAAACCCGAGCAAATTCAGGCTCTTGACCTTGCGTTTGCTCATCCCGTGCGGGACACGCGCCCGATCTACGAATGGGCGCGAGATAACATCGCTGAACTACCTGCGGCCTATGCGCTACGCGGGCGGTTCAACGTGAAAAACTCACCTTGGCTTAAAGAGCCGTTCAACAGTCTCGCGGACAAGACCATCAGGCGCACGACCGTCTCAAAAGCGATTCAGTCAGGCGGGACTCTGTTGGGTGAACTCTGGCTCATTTGGGCCATCGTTAATAACTCTGGACCTATGGTTTACACCTGCCAGTCGCAGGACATGGTGGACATTGAAAGCAAGACGCGCCTTTTCCCTCTTATGGAGGCATGTCTTCCGGTCGCTAGGTTGCTCCCGCGCGTTGGTCCTTATCGGACGATTCAAGAAGTTTTCTTCCCGCATGGCTCATTCCTGATTATGAACTCCGCGACACTTGCGGCGCAGCAAAGTCAATCCATCAAGCTGCGCGTAAATGATGAAATCTGGATGCCAAAATGGGCTGACGTTTATGAAGATGCTTGCCGACGCGTAACGGCATTTGAGCAGCAAGGCACCTCGCATATTTTAGATGTCAGCCAAGGAGGGACGGACAGCTCTGAGGGTCGTCCGTGCTGGGCAACGTGGAGTTTTAACCAAGGCACTCAAGAGGAGTGGAGCGCGACTTGCCGCTCATGTGAAAAATCAATGCCACTGCATTTCCATCAAAAAATGGAGTCAGACGAAAACGTCCACGCGGGCGTTGTGTGGTCTAAAAACGCGAGGCGTGACGACGGGACATATGACGAGCAGATTGCGGCGGACTCGGTTCGATTCGTTTGCCGACACTGCGGGCACGAATATGCGGACACAGATGAAACTCGCGCATACTGGAAAAAGGCGGGGCACTACGTTTCGATGAAGGAAAACCCTCCAAAGGATTGGCGTTCGTTTCACTGGGAGGCGATTGCGGCTCATTCAATGCGTCTTCTCGCAATCGAATACTGTCAGGCGGAAAACATTTTCAATCATAGCGGAGACGACAGTTCCCGCCGAAAATTCAAGCAAAAGCGCGAAGCTAGACCTTGGGTAATGGAAAAGAAGGTGGTCAATTTGTTCGTCCAGGCCAGCGACTACACCGTCGCCCAGTTCTCCAACGGCGAGGCAATCGACGGCGAGGTCATCCGCTTCATGGCAATCGACCGCCAGCAAGATCACTGGTGGGTCGAGATCGGGGCGTTCAGCTCGGCGACCGGTCCGACCTACCGGCAGCTTTATTTCGGGCGCGTCGACACGCGGGACCAGCTCCGGCAGTTGCAGCACCGTTACAAGGTGCAGGACGGATGCGTGGCGCAGGATCGCGGCTACCGGCCGGCCGACGTGGACCGAGATTGCGCGGACTTCGGCTGGCGCGGGATGCGAGGTTACGCTCGCAAGACTTGGACGATGCGAGACGAGGCGACCGACAAGCTGATCAACTTCCCGTTCTCGGAGCCACGAGTGAGCGACTATCGGGGCGGAGACGTGTTTTATTACGACTGGAGCGGCGACTATTTCAAGGACCTGCTCGCGAACGCGCTCGAGGCCAAGGGCGATCTGAAATGGCTGCTCCCGAAGGACGTGAACCCGCTTTATTTGGAACACCTCAAAGGCGAGTCAAAGGTCGAGATCCGCACCGGCGTTTGGGAGTGGCGTGAGGTGAAAAGCAACGCGCCGAATCACGGCTTGGACACCTCGGCGATGCTGCTTTGCATGGCGACGATTGCGAACGTCATCCGCTACGCAGCGCCGAAGGACTAACGCCGGTTTGACGTTCCGAGCAGTGGTATGCTCGACAACCCATTTCTCGGACTGGACACCGCGACGCTGACGGCGCTCAAGACCAAGACGATTGACGCGATTCAGGCCGTGCTCCTGAACCAAAGCTACTCGCTCAACGGAAAGAGCGTGAGCCGGGCAGACCTCAACGCGCTGAACAACATGCTCGGCAACCTGCAGGACGCATTGACCGACGCGGCCGGAACGTCAACGGATCAGACCTTCGTCAGCTTCACCGGCAACTAATCACATGAGCACCGATTTCTTCGACGCGTCAAAACTGGTCGCGCAAAAACCTTGGATTGACCGGGCGCTTGAGAACATCGCGCCGACATGGGCGCTCAAGCGTTTGGAGGCACGCGTCGCGAAGTCGCTGTTTGAGTATAACGCGGCACGGACAAACCGGCTTTATTCTCCCAAGCAATACACGCAGCCGGCCGAGAGTTCGCAGAATCAGCGGGACCGCGTGGTCATGATGTATGAGGCGCGCGACCTCGTGGACAATTTTCCCGAGGCTCGGGAAATCTCGCGCAAGTTCGGACTCTACCTGACGCCGCACGAGTATTCCCCGACGACCGGGGACCGCGATTACAACCGCGTGATTGACGACTATTTCCACGCGTGGTGCAAAAACTGCGACGTGACGAACCGGCACAGCTTCAAGAAGCTCGTGCAGCTCGCGGCCGAAGAACGTCCGATTGACGGGGACTGCGGCTTCGTAATCCGGCGCAGCGGCGAGGGACTCAAGCTGCAACTTGTGCCGGCGACGCGCATCGGCAATCCGAACGAGACGGCCGTCGCCTCAAACAATTACTTCCAAGGGATTATCACGAACGACTTCGGCCAGCCGGTCGCTTACCGCATTTTCCGAGTCACGCGTGACGGCGTTTATTTCGGAGCCGAGGACATTCCGGCGAATCAGTTCTGCCACTACTTTGACCCATTCCGCGTGGACCAATATCGCGGCGTCACCGACCTGCACAGCGCGATTCAGACGGCGCGGATGCTGCACGAGATCCTGCAAGCGGAGAAGGCCGGGGTGCGTTTCTCGTCGCAGCAGGCGGCGCTGATCTTCAACGACCGAGGCACCGCCAACCCGCGCAACCTTTTCCAGCCGAATCCGACGATGTCGCTGCCGAGCGGACAGACGCAAAAGAACGAGCTGACCGAGGTCGGAATGATTCGATATTTCCAGAACAGCGACCGCGTGGAAGTCATGCCGTCGCGTCCGTCGCAGGCTTTCACCGGATTCGTGCAGCACCTTATGCACGAAATCGCGCTCGGCGTCGGCGTTCCCGAGGGCGTGCTTTTCGGAACGCAGGACTACAAAGGGCCGAGCGTTCGCGCAGAATTCGCCGCAGCCGACCGAGTGTTTACGAACAAGCAGGGCGTGCTGACCGACAAGGTTCTCGACCCGATTAAGGACGCCGTCATCCTCGACGCCATTGCGCGCGGCGAGATCGCACCGCCTCCGCTGCTCGCGGGCGAGACAATGGTTCAAGCACTGCGCCGGGCAACCAAGGGCGAGTGGCGCTTTCCGGCCAAGCTCAGCATCGACGTCGGCCGCGAGTCGGCCGCGAACATGAACGAGAACCGGCAGGGCGCAAAGTCGCTGCAAGAGATCGCGGCCGAGGAAGGCACCGACGCTTTCTCGCGGCTCGAGCAGATCGCAATCGAGGCGGGCTTCGTGAAGGAGCTGGCGGTGAAATACGGCGTGCCGGAGACGGCGATCCGCCTCACCACGACCTCACTCCCAAGCACGCCAGCGGCCGCAGCCGCAGCGGGCGACGCGGTGGGAGCAAGCGCAGCCGAGGCGCAGGCGGCGAGCGTCGCGGCGGCACCCGCCGCAATCGAGCCGGTTGAGCAAGTGCAGAACGACGCGAATCTCGTGACGATCAACTTCGCCGACGGCTCCTACATTCCGACCGACGCGATGGCGGACAACGCACGGCGCGCACTTGAGATCCGCGAGAAGAAGCCGATGTCACAGCGCGGCATGACAAGCGTCGGCATCGCCCGGGCGCGCGACCTGATCAACAAGCGGCCGATGAGCGAGGACACCGTGCGCCGGATGAAAGCCTTTTTCGACCGGCACGAAGCCGACAAGCAGGGCGAAACGTGGGATGAGCAGGGCAAGGGCTGGCAGGCGTGGCACGGCTGGGGAGGAGACGAGGGCTATTCGTGGAGCACGGCCATCGTGGAGCGTCTGAACAAGCAGGCGGAGAAAAAAGACCTCTCGGTTGCAGCGGCAGAAGTGCAGCATCAGTTCGCACGCAACACGCCGCTCGGTGCCGAGGACTGGCTGGACGCGGTGCAGAAATACCGGGCGAAGCAGATGACGACCATCGAGCAGACGAAGCAAAGCGTGCTTGAAAATCGGACCATCATCGAGCTGACGAAAAAGCAATACGAGCTACCGACGCCGACTGCCAAGGAAACGCACGACGATTTCATGACGCGCTGCATGGCTGATCCGGTCAGCACCGCAGAATTTCCCGACGCTGAGCAGCGAACCGCGGTCTGCATGAGGCAGCACGAGGGCATGTTTGCAAAGGTCGGCGAGCGCGGCGCAATCGTCGCTTCGGACAAGGCTCCGAAGTCGGACACGCCTCGGGAAGATCCAAAGGGCGAAGGCACCGCGAAGGGCGACGCAAGCGGCAAGCGTGGCGCCGAGGTCACCGCAG